TTCAAGCGCTGGATCACCCACGAGGTGCTACCTAGCATCCGCAAGCACGGCGCATACATGACTGACTCGGTGGTTGAAATGGCGCTACAAGACCCTGACACCATGATTAGGCTACTCGTCAATCTCAAGGGGGAGCGCGAGAAGCGGGTAGCGGCTGAGCAGGCCCTGCGCCTACAAGCACCCAAGGTAGAGTTTTTCGACGCCGTGGCCAGTAGCAAAGATGCCATCCCGATAGGGCATGCGGCGAAGGTGCTCAATCTGGGCATCGGGCGGAACAGACTCTTTGAGCATCTGAGGCAACGCGGGGTGCTGATGCACGACAATATCCCCTACCAAGAGTTCATCGACCGCGGCTACTTCCGCACCATCGAGCAGAAGTACACCACTCCCAACGGCGAGACGAAAATCAGCATCAAGACACTGGTGTACCAGCGGGGCCTTGAGTACATACGGAAGACGCTGACAGAGGGCAGGGCTTTGAGGGCATAAAAAAGAGACCGCAAAAGCGGCCAAAGAAAATACTCAGTTCCATCATATCAGAGAGGAGAGAGTTTGCCAATGAAGCTAAACTACTACGCATTGATAGTTGCCTGCCTCAGCGGCTGCACCCCAGAAACTGCCTACGAGAAGCTCCAGCATGAGCGGCCGTCAGAAGTCAGAGCGCAGCTTACCCCCGAGGATCTGCAGGATATGCAGGGCCTAAAGGGGAGAGGTTGGACATACAAGCAGCTTGGAGAGCTGTACGGGATGCACCCGTATGCGGTCCAAGGCAGGCTGCGCCACCTACCGAGGCAGCCGGCATGAAGATAAAACTAAGCAAGAAGAGGCGTCGCGTGCTTACGGCCATAGTGGTGGCTATACTCGTGGCTTGGCTGGTAGCCCTCTGGGCCATCCCAGCAGCCTACGCCGAGAGGGGCTACCGCGCCGTCGGCGGGGAGTGGCTACTGATAACCGTTGCCGCGGGCGTGGTATATAGCACTCTGGCTCACGCCCCGAGAGAGAGCCGCAAGAAGGAGGATTATAGATGGACAAGCTCAAGCACCAAACCGGAGTACATGACTACGAGCGCACAAGGCTCGATACTCTAGCCCAGCTGACAAAGGCCAAGGCCGCGAGCTCGGAAGTAAAGAGCAAACCCGCATCACTCGAGGACTGCAAAAGGCTTGGGATAGAGGTGACTTGGTTCGTCCCTGCACCCAAATATGCTAAGGGAGATCTGCCACAGGTGCACATCAACGCGGTCTGGGTTACCGTCAATGCCCCTTGCCTCGCACTGATGGGCACGGTGCCGCTAACCGTCGATATAGCTAAGCAGGGTAAAGGCTATCTGGTGCTTCGGTTTTCAGAGCAGGGGAAACTCGCGATCGTAGAGCAGAAGGGGACCTTCAAGGTCAAGCGCAAGGGCCTGGGGCCGTGGCTCGAGGCGCAGGGCATCCCTCTAGGGTCGTACCCTGTTGAGTGGGACGCTGAGCGCCGGTGCCTATACTTAAGACTGGCAGAAGTTATCGTTAAAAAACCTAAGGAGGCTAAAGCGTGAAGATAACTATCGACCTCAATATAAATGCCTCAGAGCTTGCGAATGCCCTTAAAGCCCTCGGGGAGGCGCTTGCCGGCGCGGGGCTCGCACCGGCACTGCAGACGGCTACAGCTCCGCAACAACTAGCAGAGGCACCCTCACCGGTAGAGCTGCCTGCGGCACCGTTGGCCACGCCTGTACCCGCGGCGGTGCCCATAACAACCCAAGCCTACACCACCGACCAGTTGGCAGTCGCAGCGACGACCATCATCGACGGCGGCCGCAGACAAGAGGTGGTGGCGCTTCTGGCGCAGTTCGGGGCTAAGTCCTTAATGGCATTGCCCAAGGAGCAGTACGGCGCCTTTGCGACACAACTCCGCGCTCTAGGGGCCAAACTATGAGGGCCCACGCCCTGCTGTCGGCGAGCGGGGCCAGCAGGTGGCTTAACTGCCCCCCATCGGCGCGGCTGGAGGAAAATCTGCCGGAGACACCAAGTACATACGCCGCGGAGGGCACCCTGGCCCACAGCATCGCGGAACTTAAGGTGCGAAAGCTCTTAATGCACCTGCCGACAAAGTCCTTTAACGCCTCGCTTAAGAAGCTGCAAGCAGACCCCCTCTACAACGAAGAGATGCTCCGGCACACTGACACATATGCCGACTACGTCGCGCAGTTGGTGCACGGCTATAAGTCCACTCCTTACATCACGGTGGAGAAGCGTCTTGACTTCTCGAGGTGGGTGCCCGAGGGCTTTGGTACCGGCGATTGCATCGTAATCAACGGCGAAACTATTAACATCATTGACTTTAAGTACGGCAAGGGTGTGCCGGTGAGCGCCGAGGGGAACTCACAGATGCTGCTCTACGCTCTCGGCGCCATCGATGCCTATGGCGTACTCTATGACCTGCAGACGGTGCGCGTGGCTATCGTACAACCTCGCCTCGACACTGTCAGTGAGTGGACGTTGACAGTCGCTGACCTACTATCGTGGGCTGGCAGCCACGTGGCACCACAAGCCCTGCTCGCCTTCCATGGGCAGGGGGAGTTCCGCCCGGGAGACCACTGCCGGTTCTGCCGCGCGAAGGCGGGCTGTCGTGCTCGATCGGACAAGCATACCGCGTTGGAGGACTTCAAGGCAATGCGCCCCCCACTTCTCTCTAACGACGAGGTCGGGCAGCTCCTCGAGAGGGCACGAGATCTAGTTAAGTGGGCGGCAGATCTTGAGGACTACGCCTTGGCCGAGTGCTTAGGTGGTCGTGAGATCGCGGGGTGGAAAGCGGTAGAGGGGAGGAGCGCACGCAAATTTTCGGACCAAGACCAAGCGTTTGCAGTGCTCAAGCACAACGGCATCGATGAAGCTGTGTTGTACGAACGTGTACCAATAACTTTGGCCGCGACAGAAAAGCTACTCGGTAAACCTGTGTTTCGTGATCTGCTAAGCGCACTTGTGATTACGCCACCCGGCAAACCGACACTCGCACCTGCAGCCGATAAGCGCGCGCCGATCACCCGCCTAACTGCACTCGAAGAGTTCAAAACAGAAAATGGAGGCAATGAAGAATGAGAAACCAACCTGTTGATGTGAAACGTGTCGTGACCGGCCAAGTGAGATTGAGCTACGTACATCTGACCAGCCCGCGCCCCGCGCGCCAGCCGGGCGAAGAGCCCAAGTACAGTGTGACCTTGCTGATCCCTAAGTCAGACTTAGCCACCAAACAGCGCATCGACGCGGCGATCCAAGCAGCGATACAAGAAGGCGTAACTACAAAGTGGAATGGCGTGCGCCCCGCGCAACCGGCAGTGCCGATTTACGACGGCGACGGGGTACGGCCAAGTGGCGAAGCGTTCACCGAAGAGTGCAGAGGGCATTGGGTAATCACGGCATCCAGCTCGCAGCGTCCGGAAGTCGTCGATCTTAATTTGAACCCAGTTGTGCAGTCAACAGAGATCTACAGTGGCATGTACGCACGCGTGTCTGTCCGGTTCTTCCCCTACTTCAACAGCGGCAAAAAGGGCGTTGGGTGTGGCCTTGGTAATGTGCAGAAGGTTGCTGATGGCGAGCCCCTTGCCGGCAGACAGTCCGCCGAGAGCGACTTTGGAGCACCAGCAGCAGTAGGGGCCCCCGCAGCCGGACATTATATGTCCCCCCCATCGTGGCAGCAACCCCAGCCCCCTGCTCCCCAGTGGCAGCAGCCGACACCGCCCCAGCAGCCTCAGATTGATCCTATCACCGGCAAGTCTATCGCGGGCGGGGCGTGGGGCAGCGGGCGATGAGCCCGACACTCAGTGTCGACTTAGAAACTTTTAGTAGCGTCGACATCACTAAAGGGGGCCTGTTCAAATATGTGCAGGCCCCCGACTTTCAAATACTCTTATTCGCTTACTCCTTCGACGGCGCACCTGTACAGGTCCTTGATCTGGCGCAGGGGGAAACGCCTCCCGCCGAACTGCTGAGGGCCCTAATGGACCCCGACGTCATCAAGCATGCCTACAATGCCACGTTCGAGTGGTACTGCCTAAGTAAGGCCCTCGGGCTAACTAACCCAGAGGATTGGCTCTGCCAGTGGCGCTGTACGATGGCACACGGCCTATACATTGGACTGCCTGCGGGCCTAGCCGCCGCCGCTAAGGCGCTGGAGCTCCCAGACGACAAACAGAAACGCAGCACCGGCAGCGCACTCATACGGACATTCTGTGTCCCCTGCATCCCCTCCCAGGCAAATGGCTTCCGCGAGCGCACCCTGCCGCACCACGAACCCGATAAGTGGTTCCTGTTCAAAGACTACTGCGTGCAGGATGTGGTGACGGAGATGGAGATTAAGCGCAGGCTCTCGGGGTTCCCGATGCCGGAAGACGAACAGCGGCTTATGTGGGAGCTAGATCAGCGCATCAACTTATTTGGAGTGGCCGTAGACATGCCCTTGATAGAAGGCGCGCTGCATTGCAGCGAGACCGTCACGGCCGAACTCATGGCTGAGGCGCATGCGCTGACGGGGCTAGATAACCCAAACAGTGCCTCTCAGCTAAAGACGTGGCTAAACGAAGAGATGGACGAAGGGGTGCCCGACCTAAAGAAGGACACCGTGAAGAACCTTTTGAGCAACTTAGACAGCGGCAATGTGGAACGCGTGCTGAGGATTCGGCAGGAGCTCGCCAAGACGAGTGTGAAGAAGTACGGCGCTATGCGTGAGACTGTGGGCGGGGATGGCCGGATACGAGGGCTACTGCAGTACTACGGGGCCAACCGCACCGGTAGGTGGACAGGTAGACTGGTGCAAGCGCAAAACCTGCCACGTAACTACCTAGAGACGCTAGACCACGCTCGAGAGCAGGTCAAAGGCAAACAAATAGATTCACTCAAGCTTATCTATGGTAACCTCCCCGACACGCTCTCTCAGCTCCTGCGCACCGTTTTTATCCCGTCCCCCGGGCACAAGTTCGTTGTGGTTGACTTCGCGGCCATCGAGGCCCGCGTACTAGCGTGGCTCGCCGGCGAGCAGTGGCGGCTCGATGTGTTCGCGACACATGGCAAGATATACGAAGCTTCCGCCGCTCAAATGTTTGGTGTTCCCATTGAGCGCATCAAAAAGGGCAACCCAGAGTACGCGCTCCGGCAAAAAGGTAAAGTCGCGGAATTGGCTCTCGGCTACCAGGGCTGGACCCCGGCGCTCATCCAGATGGGCGCTCTCGATATGGGGCTGAAGGAAGAGGAGCTGCCGGGATTAGTTAAGCAATGGCGAGCTGCAAACAAGCGTGTAGTCGATTTCTGGTACTCGCTAGAACGCGCAGCCGTGGAAGTGGTGCGCACAGGGACCGCCGCAACAGTACGTGGGCTGGTGTTAGCTCGCGAAGGCGACACACGGTACAACCTAGACTTCTTCACCGTCGCCCTGCCTAGCGGTCGAAAACTATTTTACTCGCACCCCTACTTGTCGCAAAACGAGCGTGGCAAAGAAGCCCTGTACTACCGCGGGGTCGACCAAAAAACGAAGAAGTGGGGCCTCGCCTCCACATATGGGGGCAAGTTGGTAGAAAATGTCACCCAAGCAATCGCTCGTGACTGCCTTGCTGCCGCTCTTGTAAAGATTTACGCGGCCGGCTACAACACAGCCATCCACGTACACGACGAAGTGGTGCTAGATATACCGGACGGTAGCGCTGCAGACTTAAAGAGAGTTGTTGAGATATTGGAAGAGCCCCTCCCATGGGCCCCGGGCCTGCTCCTCAAAGCAGAGGGATTCATATGCGACTACTACCATAAAGCATGACTGGAGGAGACTCCATGCTGATAAACGATAGACGTATCACCATCTCTGCCGCGGGTAGCCGAAGAGCTACCCGCTGGCCAGCGCAGGTCATCTACTGGTCCGAACTCGTTGCTAAGGTAAGTACGCCCACTAGGGGCACCGAGACCCTTGCCGAGTACCTGCGGCTCCCCAAGTCACGGCAGGACGACCTCAAGGACGTCGGCGGCTTTGTTGGCGGCGCCCTCGCCGGAGAGCGCCGTAAATCCAACACAGTGACGGGCAGAGACGTTGTAACACTAGACCTAGATAATATACCCTCTGGCGGCACCGAGGATGCCCTCAGGCGTCTGGAGGGCCTTGGGTGCGCCTACGCGGTCTACTCTACGCGCAAGCACGAACCAGTTAAGCCCCGGTTGCGAGTGCTTATCCCCTTGGGCCGTACCGCGACCGCCGACGAGTACGAGCCGCTAGCACGTAGACTTGCCGCCGTCATCGATATCGCGCTATGCGACCCCTCTACCTTCGAGGCTTCGCGCCTTATGTACTGGCCAAGCTGCTGCACAGACAGCCAGTACGTCTATCGGTATGGTGACAAGCCTTTTGTAGACGTCGACGGTGTTCTAGGGATGTACGCGAACTGGCGCAATATCGCGGAGTGGCCAGAAGTGCCGGGGGTACAAAACACTCACGTTAGACTAGCGGCTAAACAGGGCGCCCCGACAGACAAGCCCGGTATCGTGGGGGCCTTCTGTAAGGTGTACAACATCTACCAGGCTATGGACACTTTCCTGCCCGGGGTATACGCGCCCTGTGACCACATGCCCGGGCGCTACACATTCGCCGGAGGCAGCACCGCCGGCGGCGCGGTTATCTACGACAGCGGGTCGTTTCTTTTCAGCCACCACGCCACGGACCCGGCCAGCGGGCGTCTCGTCAACTCATTCGACCTAGTACGTCTACACCGCTTCGATGGGCAGGACGACGAGGTGGCGCCCGGTACGCCGACCAACAGGCTGCCTTCGTTCACAGCCATGTGTGCGCTGGCCACAGCAGACAGTTCGGTGGCCACGCTACTTACACAAGAGCGCTACGAGCAGGCCACGGCTGACTTCGGGCAGACCTTAGAAGACAACGCCAACTGGATCAGCAAGCTGGCGGTAAGTCAGGCCACCGGCACTCCCGCCAAGACGATAGACAACATCCTGCTGATACTCGAGCACGACCCACTGCTTAAGGGTAAGATCGCCTACGACGAGTTCGCCTGCAGGCGCGTGATATTCGGAGAGCTGCCGTGGAACAAGAGCGCGGAACGCCGCCCGTGGCAAGACGAGGACGACGCGGGAGCCAGGCACTACTTCGAGAAGGCTTACCAAATAACCGGCGTTAACAAAATCACGGACGGGGTGGCCTTGTGCGCAAGCAAGAACCGTTTTGACGATGTGCGCCGCTATCTCACAGGGCTTGTCTGGGACGGAGTCAGACGCTTAGACACCCTACTCATAGACTACCTCGGGGCCGCGGACACCGCCTACACCCGCGCTGTGACGCGCAAGGCGTTTACAGCTGCTGTGGCGAGGACAATGATGCCCGGCTGCAAGTTCGACACCATGACCATACTCACCGGGCCGCAAGGTATAGGCAAGACCTCGCTGCTCAAGAAGATGGGGCGCACATGGTTTTCGGACAGCATAAAGACCTTCGAGGGCAAGGAAGCCTCTGAACTTATACAAGGCGTCTGGATCGTGGAGCTGGGAGAGTTAGAAGCTTTTAATAGATCCGAAATCGGGCGCATCAAACAGTTTTTGAGCCAGCAGGAAGACATTTTCCGAGCGGCCTACGGGCATCACGTGGGCTGGTACCCGAGGCGGTGTGTGTTTTTTGGGACTAGCAACAACAGTGAATACCTCCGCGACCGCACCGGAGGCAGACGATTTTGGCCGATTGATGTTGGGATACATAGCTGTACGAAAAGCGTGTTTAACGACTTAGAGGCAGAGGTTGACCAGCTGTGGGCAGAAGCCTTCGTACGCTGGCAGGTAGGAGAACCGCTGTACTTATCGGGTGAACTGGAACAGGCAGCGCGAGACGAGCAGGAGGCACACAGGGAGCGCAGCGCGCATGAAGGGGTTATTAGGGATTTTGTTGCGAGGGAAGTGCCTGAAGACTGGCTTAAGTGGCCGCTGGACAGGAGACGGATGTACTGGTCGAGTGGGATAGTGAATGAGGTAGTAACGGCAGAGAGGTCACGGATATGTGCGTTAGAGGTGTGGTGTGAAGCGTTAGGCGGCGATGTGAAACAGATAAAGTACAACGACACAGCCGAGATTAACGGGGTTATAGCGTCAATGGGCGGATGGAAGCGACAGAAAAACGGCGCGCGGCACGGTTACTGTGGACTCCAGCGAGGGTTTGAAAGATAAATCCCTACAGTCTGTTGGGTGTTACATTGAAGCCCAAACTGTTACATCTATATTCTGGAAGTGTTACATTGATACATTGCTGTTACATTCAATGTAACACCCCGCGAGCCTTGCGGCATCTACGTTTTAGCCCTCTTGTTACATTGTTACATTTACTTCTATAGAGTAGTAAAAAGAGAGGGATTAGAGAGAGAGTAAAATGCCTAACGTGCCTAATGCGCCTGAACGTATATATGTACGCGCGTGAGGGGTTTGAATGTATCAATGTAACACCCGGCCCAAAAAGACGTTTTGGAGAGTGAGGCGGCTGTGATAAGAGAAGCGCGAATCGAAAAGCACCTTAGAGACGAGATCAAGAAGTTGGGCGGCTGCGCCTACAAATTCGTCTCGCCCGGTAACTGTGGTGTGCCAGACAGGCTTGTGCTTTTACCGGGCGGGAGTGCAATGTTCGTCGAACTTAAGGCCCCTGGGAAGAAGTCGACCGCCTTGCAGGAGAAACGGCAGCAAGATATCCGTGCCCTTGGGTTTAACGTGACGGTGATTGACACTGTGGCGGGAGTATCTGAGTTTGTGGCCCGGTGTAGGGAGGGGATGAGAGGTGGGTAAGGTTCTGGTTCGATGCGGGTTCTGCGGGACGATAGCGGAGAGGTACCCGAGCCACGTGAAACCTCGAAACTTCTGCAGCAAGGAGTGCAAAGACAGACACGTATCAAAACGCCACAACCCCGAGAGCTACAGGCGCAACTTCAATGCCCACCATCTTCCGGCCTTAAACGCCAAACTTAACCCCGAGCGCATGACTGCTGAGGTTAGAGAAAAGCTCAGACAGGCACGCCTAGATAAGGGCCGTGGAATATCATACCCCAAGACTTACGGTAGGCACACCCACCGGATAGTTGCGGAGGAGTTACTAGGCAGGGCATTGCGGCCTGGCGAGGTAGTGCACCATATCGACGGTAACAAGCGCAACAACACCCCTGAAAACCTAATGGTGTTCCCATCACAAAGGGAGCACGCACGGTGGCATCAGGCGCAAAGAGAGGTGATGTCCACATGATGATGTTCAAGCCCAGACAGTACCAACTCCACTGCATCAACCGTTTAATCACGGAAGAGGCGCTAGGTCTGTTTTTGGACATGGGTTGAGTCTCGGCAAGACGGTGATTACTCTGACGGCCATCAGGGACTTGAAATACAACCAGTTCGCCGTTAGCAAGGTGCTAGTGATAGCGCCTAAGCGCGTGGCCGAGTCTACATGGGCAAGGGAGGCGGCACAGTGGGAGCACCTAAAGCTGCTGCGGGTGGTAAAAGTGCTTGGCACCGCCCAGCAGCGCTTGCGGGCCCTGAGTACGCCGGCAGACGTCTACGTGATAAATCGTGAAAACGTGCCGTGGATCGTGGAGCACTACCGTAACACCTGGCCGTTTGACATGGTGGTGGTGGACGAGCTATCGAGCTTTAAGTCTCACCAAGCCAAGAGATTTAAGGCTTTGACCTGGGTGCGTAAACACATCACACGCATCGCGGGGCTGACCGGCACGCCGGCGCCGAACGGGCTGCTAGACCTCTGGGCGCAGCTGTATTTACTTGACCAGGGCAAGAGACTAGGCAAAAGTATTGGCGGCTTCCGAGAGAGATACTTTGAGCCGGATCAGCGCACAAGGGACCATATTTACAGCTATGCACCGAAACCCGGTGCGGATGAGCGGATCCGCAGCCTCATCGGCGATATCTGTATAAGCATGCGGGCTGACGATTATCTAGACTTACCGGAGTGCATAGCAGTCAAGGTGCCGGTGCATCTCGACAGCAAAGCAAAAGCGGCCTACGTTCAGCTGGAGCGTGAGATGCTGCTGCAGGTAGGCGACCGGGTGATTGACGCCGGCACTGCCGCGGTGCTAACTAACAAGCTGCTGCAGCTGTGCAACGGGGCCGTCTACGACGAGGGGCGCAATGTCGTCGAGATTCACCAGGCTAAGATTGAGGCCTTTGTAGAGCTGGTTGAGGCACTGAATGGACAGCCGGTGCTAGTCTTCTACGGCTACCAGCACGACAAAGACCGCATACTCAGGGCCCTGCACGGGTCAGGGCTACGGATCAGAGTGTTGGAGGGCGACAAGGACGTGGATGCGTGGAACAGCCGGCAAGCAGACATCCTGCTTGCGCACCCGGCCAGCTGCGCGCACGGGCTGAACCTGCAGCAGGGCGGTAATCAAGTTATCTGGTTCGGACTTAACTGGAGTTTGGAACTTTATCAACAGGCTAACAAGCGGCTGCACCGGCAGGGCCAGACCGAGAAGGTTATCATCCATCACATGATCGTCGAGGGCGGGGTAGACGAGGATGTCATGGCGGCGCTGGACGACAAAGGCGGTACGCAGGACAGGCTGCTGCGAGCGCTGCAGGTTAGAATATATAAAGCTAAGCAGGAGGCGGCGAAGTGAGCGATATCTGTGGCGAGGCACGAGCGTGCTGTCTGTGCCTCACCCGCTGCAAGTCTCAGTGCATCAAGGACCCGAGAATGTGCGCGTTTTACAACACGTGTATCCCATTACGGAGAGAAGAGGTGCGAGATGTTGAAAGAGTTATTCGACAACAAGACGTGCCCGAGTTGCGCGAGTGAGATGTACCCGGTGTTCTATGACGACGATATCACTAGATTTCGGTGCATGCGGTGTTCGTTGGTCGACCCGCCGGCTCCGCTAAGGCAGGGGTAAAAAGAGGGTGTATAGATACAGCAGGAGGGTTTCGGATGGGAGATAACTGCTTTGCGGTAGACAAAAGCGGCGGGTGTCGCACACTAACGGCGACTGACTGCGGCAAGTGCAAGTTCGGGCGGACCTTGGAGCAACTGCAGGGCAGCCGTGAAGCAGCGTACCTGAGGATCACGCAACTTGAGTACAGCACTCAGTGGTCCATCGCCAAGACCTACTACGGAGGCCGCATGCCATGGAGAGAGTAAAGCATTACCTAGCACAGGCACTGCAGCTAGACAGCCGCATAGACAGTAAGCTGGAGCAGGTGTGGGCGCTACGAGCCCTTGCGGCCAAGACCTCATCAACCATGTCTGGCATGCCGCGCAACGCGCCGAACGTCCAGACCATGGAGGCCATTGTGGCCAAGATTGTAGACCTTGAGACTGAGATCAATCGGGACATAGATACCCTAGTCGACCTCAAGCGAGACATCGTGGCCGCGATTAAGGGTGTGCGTCACCCGGACCAGCAGGTGGTGCTAGAGATGCGGTATCTGTGCGGACTTAGCTGGCCGCAGATAGCTGAGCGCACTGGGTATAGTGTGCGGCACGTACACACGCTTCACGGGCAGGCACTAGAGCGTTCGCGAAAAGATAGCACACTTTAGCATAGTATCTCACACTCGCCGTGTGTTATGGTTAGGCTGCGAGATTAGACTGCAGGGGGTGTGGGGATGCCTACAAAACGCCAGTTGTGCTTTATAGAGGAGTATCTAGTCGACTTAAACGGGACACAGGCGGCGATTAGGGCGGGGTACGCGCCGCTGTCAGCCAATGAGCAGGCGTCAGCGCTACTAGCTCTTCCCAATATTCGCGCGCGCGTCGACGCGGCATTGGCCGAGCGGTCGCGGCGCACCGGCATTACTGCCGATCGTGTTTTGAGAGAGCTGGCGCGTGTGGCATTCGCCAATGCCGGCGACCTTGTGAACTTGCAGACCGCGGAGGTGCGGCCGTTTACGTCTGCGGATGACACGGCCGCCATATCGTCGGTGCGCATCAAGCAGGTGCCCACGCCCGAGGGCATGGGGGTCGAGCGAGAAATCCGCTTGGCTGACAAGAACCGCGCACTGGAGCTCTTGGGCAAGCACCTCGGCATGTTCGCGGATAAAATGAAGTTCGAGGGCGCGCTGCCGGTGGTCATAACGGGAGATGGGGAGCTTGAAAGATAGAGTGCATCTGCCTGCTATCGTGGGCAAAGGGTACAAGGATTTTTGGGAGTTTAAGGGCCGCTACCGTGTAGTCAAAGGCTCGCGCGCCTCGAAGAAAAGCAAGACCACCGCGCTTAACATCATCGTGTCGATGATGAAGTACCCGTCGGCCAACACGTTGGTTGTGCGGAAGGTCTTTGGCACCTTGAAAGATTCCTGCTACACGGAGCTGCGCTGGGCGATAAGCCGCTTAGGCGTGCAGGCCTACTGGCGCTGCCGAGAGTCGCCGTTAGACATGACGTATCTGCCGACAGGGCAGAAAATTTACTTTCGTGGTCTAGACGATTCGCAGAAGATATCCTCCATCACTGTCGGGGTAGGTGTGTTATGCTTTTTGTGGGTTGAAGAGGCGTATGAGATAAGCAGCGAGGCAGACTTTAACATGATCGACGAAGCGATACGCGGGTTCGTTGAGCCGCCGCTGTACAAGCAGCTCACGCTCACCTTTAATCCGTGGAATGAGCGGCACTGGCTGAAAAAACGGTTTTTTGATGCCGCGCCTGATTCGGAGATACTGGCCAAGACGACAAACTATCTGTGTAACGAGTTTCTTGATGACGCGGACAAGAAAATGTTTGAGACGATGAAGCTCACGAATCCGCGGCGCTACCGCGTCGCCGGCCTCGGCGACTGGGGTATCGCTGAGGGCCTGATATTTGAGAACTGGGAAGAGCGCGCCTTCGATGTCAACGAGGTGAAGCGGATTCCTGAAATCAAAGCTGTGTTCGGGCTCGACTTCGGCTACACGAATGACCCGTCGGCGATGTTTGCAGGGCTACTGGACACCGGCACGAAGACCGTGTACGTGTTTGACGAGGTATACGAGAAAGCGCTAACGAACAAGCAGATATACGAGCGCATAAGGGCAAAGGGCTACAGCAAGGAACACATTATAGCGGACTCCGCCGAGCCGAAAAGCATTGACGAGCTGCGCGAACTAGGTCTGCAGAGCATACGTGCTGCGCGCAAGGGGCGCGACAGTGTCAACAACGGCCTTCAGTTCATCCAGGGCTACAGGATCATCGTGCATCCGCGCTGCGTAAACTTCGTTACGGAGATAAGCAACTATACGTGGGACACGAGCTCGCTCGGGGAAAAGCTCAACACGCCGATAGACGATTTTAATCACCTGATGGACGCCATGCGGTACGCGGTCGAAAAGCACATTATCGGAGATGTCTTCAGCTTCAAGTAAAGGGGCGGGCGCGATGCTAAATTTTAACTTGTACAGCGAGACCGAGCGGATCAATCGGCTTGTGGCGCGTGGCGCAAAAACGGCGTTGACAGATAAAGAGTTTTTAGAGCTAGAGATAGCGAAGTGGAAGCGCGGAGAGCAGCGTAAGGCGCAGCTAGTCGGCGCGCAGTACTACAGGGGCGAGCACGACATCTTGCAGCGCAAGCGCACGGTCATCGGCCAAGACGGGCGGCTTCAGACTGTCGAGAATTTGCCTAACAACCGCATAGTGGATAACCAGTATGCGAAGCTCGTAGACCAGAAGGCGAACTATCTCGTGGGGCAGAGCTTTTCTGTCGACACCGATAACTCGCAGTATGCAGAGGCCTTAACTAAAGTCTTTGACAGGCGCTTTATGCGCGTGTTGCGGAATCTGTGTGAGGACTCTCTGAACTGCGG